TTCCTATATTTAGAAAGAAACTATTTTATTTAATTCCTTTTTTATTTACCCAAGATGGAAATTATAATGTAAATGGTTATTTAATAACTAGTATATTATTTGGCGTTACTATATATATATTAATTAAAGTAATGAATATGGTTTCTTTTTACACATGATAAAATACATCATAATTCTAGATTATAATTATACTTTCCAATATTTACTTGATTTTTTCGTTTTATATGAGTGTTTTTTGGGTCGTCTTGTGTCTTTTCTTCGGGTTGGTCTTCGAGTAGGTTTTGAAACATTTTTTCGCAAAGGAGATGCGCGTTTTGTTTTATTTGATACGGATGTGTCACTTGGTTTGTAATTTAAGAACCATTCTTCAAACTCATTACTATTTTTGGCATTTTTACCATCTTTAATAAATTCTTCATATTTCTTTGACTTTATCTCGCGTAAATCATTCAGGGATTCGGGTTTTCCAATACACGGCTTGCTAAACCGTTTAAATACTCCTTTATCGCTTAGTTTGTGTTCTTCCTGAATTTCAAATAAATGTTTTGCTATACACAATAGACGATTTGTATCGTGTATTTTGGCATTACCATAAGTAAACGCCAAATAATAACTTAATATAGTGTCAATTGTGGCAATGTTTACATTTCTATTTTTTTCATTAATTACATTATAATTATAACAATTTAACGGCGTGTAAATGATTGCTAATATATCATTGTCTAAAATGATTTCATACCCTTCTGGTATTGTTTCTCCATATTTTTCTCTTTTTTTAATTTTAACATTTCCATATTTTTTTAATTTGCTCATTGCGTACTCGGCAACCTCTCGGGGGTTCTCCGCCAAAACATCATAATCTGCTATTTTTTCGAAGGTCTTCTTATCTTTTTTATCCTTTATATATTTGGAATAATGACTATTTGCGTATTGTCCTAAAAAAACCACATTTTTATCAATAAATGCGGTTTTTAATGTTTCGTAAATATGGTTTTGGTCTTTTTTGTTTTCGTCATAAGATATTTTTCCGCATACCTCTTCTGGGTAAGGGTGATATTTATTAATTAAATTTAATCGAGTTAATACTTTTGGCCATCTGTCTATTTGACCTTCTGGTCTAGACAATTCTAAATACATTGCCATTTTTAAAAATGTTGGGTCAGTTACTAATAGCCCATCAACATCAATTGCTTTTTTTTGAATTGTTTTAAATAAAGATTTTTCGACACCGGTAATATCCGCAATAGGTATATAATTTACAAATACTTTAAATGTTCCGTGGTGAACTGTTGTTTTTGCCTCTACATTTTCATATCCTTTTTTAAAAAAAATGTCGGCTAATTCTTTTGCGTTATTTAACGCATTAGAGGAGAAAAAATCATAATCTGGTAAATCTATTTCTTTATTGTATATTTTATCATTTTCAGGCAATAACTCGTTGATTGCGAAGCCCCCATAACAAACCAAATGTTTCTTTTTAATAAAATCTTTTACTATTTCTAACATATTTTTAATCTCCTGCGAGTCAACCATATTTCGCTGGCTCTCTAATTCCAATGAATTTAAATGTGTGTTAAGAATAACTTTTTCCATATCTTCCATTGAAACTTTTTTTTTATTACTCATACATTAAAATAATAAAATAATTATATTTTTAAATTATAATAATCGGAGGATATATTTCTTGATTGATAAGAAAGTGCGGGGTCTTGTTTTATTGGGTCTGCCAAATATTTAACCATATTTCGCAATCTTTCTGGTTTTAATACAAAAGCACTACCTTTATTATTAAAAAAATCATTCATTTCATCTAAATAGTTGTCAGTGTATTGATACCTCATCGCAATCATTTGACACCCAGATTCTCTTACAATAATGCTACTTGGATTTTCGGGGTTTATTTCATTGTCAGGAATAGCAATACTCATATTTTGTTTATTATATTCTTGAAGTTCTAGTATATCAGGTGAGTATTTAATATCGTAGTAATGTAATGACCGCATAAACATAGAATTACTTGTCATATTAATATATTCTAAAAATTTTTCATTTTCCATAAAGGATGTATTTACTTTATCAACAATGATAACAATTTTTCCCATTAAATCTAATAATTTAATATTCCCGAAATTTTTACCGTGGTTTTCATAACTGTATTGGCTATCAAGTAATAGGTCAGTGTACATTTCAAATATATGGGTCAATTTGTCAAACATTTTTTGGTTATTACTTCTAATTCTCAAATGAACAATGATTGGGTCCTTATAATTCGGAGAAAATCCTTGTGAAAAAGCATAATGTTTTAAAATGTAGAATACTTCTGAAAACTTTACAGAGTTGAAAGTTTCTTTAATTGTAATATCTTTATTTGTACTTGTCGCAACAACTGGTTCATCTTCAATTGAAAAAATTTCGAAATCTAATCCTCTACACCCTTGTTTTAATACTTGTTTAAGATTACAAATATTTACATAATCATTTTTATAACTTCCTCCACTGCAACAATTATATGCGGTTTTAATATAATAATCCAATAAAGCGTTATTAAACTCTGGGTTTGTATCATTAACAGATGTTATTTTTCCATTGAGGGTTCCATATATATTTGTCATAATCGAGCATTCCCTATTTTCCAAGGTTACAATATAAATATAATATAGAATTGATATAATTACAATTAAAGATATGACAATGTAAATAATATTAATAATTGCGTCTTCCTTAAAATTAGTTAAAAATTTGTCAAAGAAATTATTTGGTTCCATTTATAATATTATATTATATTACAAATATAAAGTTAAATAATATAATCTTTGTAATATAATATTATGCCTGGTGGTTTATTGAATTTAGTGAGTGAAGGGCAACAAAATATTGTATTAAATGGAAACCCGAGCAAAACATTTTTTAAAACTACATATTTAAAATATACTAATTTTGGAATGCAGAAATTCCGAGTCGATTTTGAAGGAGCAAAAACAATTCGATTAAATGAAGAGTCTAGTTTTAATTTTAAGATTCCGAGATATGCGGATTTATTGATGGATTGTTATATGTCTTTTAATCTTCCAAATATTTGGAGTCCCATTTTGCCTCCACAATATCAAGGTGATACTCCTATTAATGAAAATTGGTCTCCATATGAATTTAAATGGATAGAAAATATAGGGGCGCAAATGATACAAAAAATATCAATTACTTGTGGCAATCAATTATTACAAGAATATTCGGGAGCATATTTGTTGGCAATGGTTCAGCGAGATTTTTCAAGTGAAAAAAAAGAATTGTTTAATAAAATGATAGGAAATGTAAATGAATATACAGACCCTGCTAATTTTGGAAATAATAATGGTTATTATCCTAATGCGTTTTATAATAAAGACATGAGCGAGCCGTCAATTCGAGGAACAACATTGTATGTTCCCTTAAATTCTTGGTTTAATTTAAAATCGCAAATGGCGTTTCCTTTAGTTTCATTACAATATAATGAACTAGTAATAACAATTACAATTAGACCATTAAATGAATTATTTAAAATACGCAATGTTCAAAATATTGTAAATGATTATCCAAATGAATATCCATATATCGCTCCTAATTTTAATTCGCCGTATTATCAATTTTATAAATTTTTACAATGTCCGCCAAGTGTAAATTTGGATATTTCAAGTTATCAAGATAAAAGAATGTTATGGAATACGGATATTCATTTAAATTGTACGTATTGTTTTTTATCAAATGACGAGTCAAGATTATTTTCAACAAATGAACAAAAATATTTAATTACACAGGTTCACGAGTCGCAATTTTATAATGTGACAGGTTCAAATAAAATTCAACTTGAATCTATTGGATTAATTAAAAATTGGTTGTTTTATATGCAAAGAAGTGATGTAAACCTGAGAAATGAATGGTCTAATTATACAAATTGGGATTATAGTTACCCGCCCGTAAATATTATTGACGCACCATATACAGGAGGAGTTGACATTCCGCTTAATGGAAATGTTGGTCCTGGAAAAAATGGAGATGGGACATATACTAATTTAAAAATTACAACCAAATACTCAATCGAAAACAATAAAAATATATTACTCGAAATGGGAATATTGCTGGACGGGCAATATAGAGAAAATGTTCAACCTGTTGGAGTATATAATTTAATTGAAAAATATGTGAGAACAAATTCAAACGCTCCTGATGGGTTATATTGTTATAATTTTTGTATAAATACTTCTCCGTTTGAAATACAGCCGTCTGGGGCGTTAAATTCAAACAGATTTAATTTAATGGAATTTGAAATTAGCACTATTATACCACCATTGGATGAAAACGCGCAAACATTTCAAATATGCGATCCGACAACAGGCGCATTGATTGGTATAAATAAACCGACTTGGCGAATATATAAATATAATTACAATTTTGTATTATTTGAAGAACGAATAAATATAGTGACATTTATTGGTGGAAATGCTGGCTTGATGTATGCGACATAAATTTATGAATTTGAAGAAAGAGGACCATCCTCTATAAATGTTCCTGTAATTGAGTATTTTTCAGGATATTTAGGCATAAGATATAACCCAGACGGTTTATATCTTTTGTTAAATAATTCATTTTCTTTATTGTAATTATTCATCCAAATATTTTCTCCAAAATTTGCTTGTGGCGGATGTTTAGCATTTGAATTATACACTTTTGATTGTGTACCAATATCTGTGGTTAAAGTAGAATAATTCGGGGATATTGCTGTTGTTAATTTTCCCGCACTATTATTACTTTTGACATCACTATAATATAAATGCTGTTTTTCTAGTTCAAAATCTTTGCAACCTGGGCAATCAATATCAGATAAACATTGTTGGCCTGTTTTTGAACATCTCGCATTAATACACATATTACCGCAACTTATAGTAGTTGTTAAAGGCATATTAACAGTATTTGTTTTTCTTTTTTTATCATATATACCCGAAAAAGATTCTTGAATTATCACATTCTTTATTAAATAATGTATCCAACGCATTAGTCCAAAAAATAGTATAATAATTATCAAAATATAAATATATTTCAAATTCAAATTCATATATTAGTTTAGTATAATAATTTATACTTTATTTTAATTATTTATATAAATAATAAAATGAGAAGCATTATTTGT